GTCTTTGTTTGTCGGATTGTATGTAGGTAGTTTAATGTTGAAGTGATTGCGAATAATGTTCCAACGATCTGGGCCATGATTGCGGCCGTTATGGAACGTGCCAGTATCTGCCAGGAAGCCCCCGATACCTATCCGGTACCAGTTGTCATCCATCACATCTTTGACAGGACCTCTACCTATCAGAGGTGTCTCCAGTACAATAAACTTCTTAGCTTTACTAATAATGTTACGCTTGACGTTGTGGTGGGTCATGTCACGGTCTTTCCATGATCCAAAGATCACAGCAACATCGCAATCATAATACTCTTCGTCGTACGAAAGGAATGCATCGTCCCCACTATCAATTACCCCAGTAGCAAACTTCATCAGTGTCTGCTCAAACCTAGGGTGGTTTGCAGACTTACCATAAATTGTGACTTTCATTATCTACCTATAATATTGTACTGTACGATATCTTCTTGTAGGTTCTTTTTTACAAACACTGGATCAAATCCGTTGTTAGTTGCTAACTCGAGATGCTTGTAGAACTCCTGCACGACATCTTCACGTGGGTGCTGCTGTGTCTTACCAGTATACCAACCTGGTTGCCATGGCTGTGTTGCCATGTTGGTGAAGTGCAACTGATACATGTCCTCTATTCGGTAGTTCTCTCCATCTAAAACATTCCACTTCGGATCAAGGTCATGCACGAGATCTCCATTACCAGAGAACTTGCGAATCATTCTGTGATGAGACTCGGCAATATTCTTCATTCGGTTAAGCGGGAGAGAGTATTGTTGAAAGGCCGCGCAATCAAATACCATCACACAAAACTCATGTCCACCAAAACGATTACCACGTCTAGCAGCAATAGGTTTACCTTCCATATCGATATTGAGTAGGTCCGACATATCTCGATAATTGATCATATCACAGTCGGTGTATATTGCCCGTCCTTCAAAGTTGCAGAACTCTGGAATGGCCCAACGAAACCCAGAGAAAGGTGTGGACCATGCAGGAGTGTTCCATCCGCCCCACCACGAGCTCTCATCATTAGTCTGCCGCATCCACTCAATGTCAATATCACAAGAGCAGTTGTGTCGAAGCGATTGTTCGTACGCTACTTCGATCTCGGCATCTTCTCCGTTTGATGAAGAGCCTATAAAAATCCTTACCTCATCACTCATGATTCACCTCAATGCATAGTTGGCCTGTTAAAGTCCTTTGCCGTATAGGGGCGTATTTCTTCACTATTAATTATAACCTTAGTTAGTATCAGCTCGAAATCTTCCTCGGTCAACGACGTCTTATAAAGTCTCATTGCAATACCTAGCATAGTGCTAGCAACTGTTACGCCTGTAAAGTCTGAGCAGCTCTGNACAGCAAGAGCAAAGAACTCATTGTACAGTNTTACGTACTCNGCCGATAATTCGTATGGTTCGTCTTCCACTCTATTCCCCAAATATGTAATTAAAGAATTTAATTTCGTTACTATACACNGTAGCTACTATATCTATAAGGCGTTGNTTCTTATACATTTNAGTATAGTGGCTTTTGTTGTACCCAGACTTCATTCTGGTACCNGTAACCATTTCCTTGGTTGCTGGGATATCNANCTTNNTGTTACACATNGAAACNAACTGATCCGCNAGGCACTTATACTCAATTACTTCATCTACTACCAACTGACTGCCGCTGGCATATAGCGACCAGTCGACTGGAGCTGGGTAATAGGTACCGAAAACCCCNTCGAGATAGAACTCGAAGTTATCGACGTCATTATCGTAAGGTAAAAGGCTAGGGTCTTTACCACCAGCTGTACGCCAAAAGAACTCCGACACTACCTTCTCCCAAGGATTGCGCTCAATAGTAAACTTGTAGTAATTAGTCCATTGCTCTGGCGTTACATAATCCTTTACCATGAACCATGGTTTGTGACCATCGGGCTCGTTTGGTTTCTTAGGACCAATGTTTGACCTAGGTGTGCCATCAATCTTAGATCCCGTGCAGATGTCAATTGATGGATCAAAGAAGTTATTGACAATGAGGTTCTCGATAGTCGAACCAGCAGTCTTTTTTGTCTTAATGAATATAAACTTGTGACTATGAGATATTAGCATTCTTTATATGATTCCACGCTGTTCCATTTTGTATCTCTTCGTATGTCCACTGACAGTACGCAAGATCATTTAACCACTGCTGCCTGTCTGGCATCTTGCACATCTTACCGATATCAGTGATTGGCCATGGCGCTACTGGTGTTACCATTGCACCTGGCGACATGGGGTATGTAGGTACTCCGTAACATGCTGCTTCCGTTAGCGCATTGGACGTCCATCCAACTACTGCATGCGCATCCTCTAGATCCTTCTCTAGAAACTTGCCTCCGTTCAAGCCATCGGATCCTTGATTGCGAGACCAGTACACATCAGAGAACATATCGAACACTTCTGGCACTCTGTATGCATCAAAGAACTCGCTGTACATTCCGTGCTTGGGATGAGGTCGAACTACTATCGGGAGATCAGTATGTGTACGGATCCGCGTGATGCAGTTGTAGAACCAGTTGTAGTAAGAGCCATACGATTCAATCATCCGGATCAAGCTAGTGTCNATTACATGCTGCAGTACTACAAGTATGTACTCACCTGGCTTTTCTCTCCATGGACGTATCTCTATTTGTTGTTCATCTTGAATACGGTTCCACCTATCGGAATCATTACCCATAGGACCAAAGTTAGACTCGTTCCATAGAAAGCTATTCCAACCGAACCTAAAGTATTTGTCTTTAAAGTTGTTGGATACGTTCTGACGAAATACTGCGGACTCGAATACTATTGATGGCTTACGACTCTGAGAGATATAGTTGTAGAAAGGTTCGCGGAAGGGTTCCTTGACGTGCTTAGAGTGCTGTATGTTAATCTGCACGTAAGCATCAGCATCTGTATGATGACGTCGTTCGCTAAACGGTACCTCTATGAAAGGTTCACATCGCGGTACTGGATGCTTGTACATTTGCTTCCAGTCACTGAAGAATATAATCTTTTTCATATATGTTTACTGTGTATCTTCACACCGATGAACTCATTATAGTAATTATCCCTCAAAAGTACTTCGCGGTCAACCTGTTCTACCAACTCATAGTACGAGCATTCGCCTTTAGTCTTGCAAAGGCGAAGTATCTCCCGCTTGAAGTTGTTCTCTCCGTGTTGCTCTACTAGCAACTTTACTTCATCGCTTGAGCCATAATACTTTTGCCAGTCCGACTCTTTTTGAACTCTACGTTTCCGAGTCTTCCCTTTTAGTGGCGGCAACCTTCTTGTTGACCAAAACCATTTTTTACCGACATACATTCTATCATTATCTAAATTTGTTATCAGGTATACGAACCCAAAATACTCACCAATCATATCAGATGTAAATGGATGACCTTCGTAAAGCCAGTGCTGTGTCATCTTCTTCTTCTCGTGCTACACAATACGTGTGTGTTTCCATTGTTTGAATAGTTCCCGTCATTGGATACGGCAGGGGTTTTTCGTGGACGACCTCCATCGTCCTCCATTTTAAGCAACGACCAGATTCTCCTTCAAGTATAGTACTACAAGCCCCTAGAATCAATACAAAGGACAGTACAGTATATTTGTTCATTACTCCTCCTCGAAATCTAACTCCTGACTAATATAGAAATTGTCTATCTCTGCACCACAGAAAGGGCAGAAAGAAGGTTCGCCTTCTTCTAATCCAAATTGATCCTCATCGTAACTAACAACATACTCTGCCCCGCAATCATTGCATTCTAGACCTGTGTCGGTTGTACTCATAGAGACATTCCAGCGAACGTATCTTCATTAACGTCCTTTTTAACTCCACCTACAATATAGGACGTAATCTCTGTCTCCTGAGGTGCTACTTGTACGTCCCCTCCACTTATCCATTTCTGAGTCCATGGTAGTGGGTTGGCCTGCTCAACCTTATACGGTGATTTGTAACCCAGTGCGTACATTCTTTTATTTGCAATCCACTCAACATAATCACCAAGGAGTTGAGCATTGAGTCCAATCATCGACCCATCCTTGAACAAGTACTCAGCCCACTTCTTCTCTTGTTGGACTACGCTGTCAAATAGATCGATTACATTTTGTTCGTTCTTTTCTTTTATCGCAGCAAACTCTTTATCATCACGCACTAATAGTTTTAGCATCTGTTGAGTAGATGCTAGGTGTACGTTTTCATCTCTTGCTATGAACTTAATGATCTTGGCATTGCCTTCCATCTTCTTTAGTTCTGCAAAAGCCCAGCTACATGCAAACGAGACATAGAATCTGATACCCTCTAACGCATTGACTGCATTGAGTGCCATCCACAGGTTCTGCTTGGTAGGTTGTCTAATTAAGTTATCGTAGTACCTGCTAATCTCTTTGGCGCAGTCTACAATCTCTTGGATATCTAACAGGTTGTCAAATACCTCGCTTGGGTTGGTGTAAATGTTTCTAATAATGTGAGTGTAGGAACGAGAATGTATGGTTTCACTGAATGTCCAAGTAACCAACCAGTTCTCTAACTCGGGCAACGAGCATAGTGGCAGGAATGCTTCTGATGGTGCTCGTCCTTGTACACTGTCGAGCAGTATCTGTCTCTTTAAGTTAGAGGTAAAGATATGCTGTTCGTGATCGGACAACGCACGAAAGTCTTTACTGTCCTTTCCAATGTCAACTTCTTGTGGTAACCAGAAGAACCCCAGCTGCTTCTCAGTTAGCTTATCGAATGTAGAGTATCGGATGTTTTCGTATCTCGCAATATTAACAGGTGCTCCGAAGAACATTGGCTGTGTAGTATTGTCGACTTTATTGGTGTCGAAAACAGATCTCATTGTTTCTCCTTATTATATTGTACAAGAATCGCAGTCCTCATCATCCTTGATCGGAGGAAGCTCGCCTGCGTATGAATGTGCTGGTGGTTCCATCTCATCGGTTGCGCCATCGTAAGTATTAAAGTAGTAAAGTTGTTTCCCACCATACTTGTAAAACATTACCAAGTGTTGTAACATTACACTCAAAGGAATCTTCTCCTCATCGAAATGCTGAGGATTGTAAGATGTGTTGACACTGATACCTTGATCGATATACTTTTGCAGGATAGCCATTATCTTCAAGTACCCTTCTGGACTCTTCTGATCCCACAATAGCTCGTACTTGTTCTTTAACCTGCGGTATTCGGGTACTACTTGCTTGAGTATACCATCCTTGGATTGCTTAATTGATACAAAGCTACGAGGTGGTTCGACTCCGTTCGTAGCGTTACTTATCTGACTGGAAGTTTCGGAAGGCATCAAAGCCATCAGTGTGCTGTTACGGATACCAGATTTTTTTAGTTGCGATCGCAAGCCCTTCCAATCCATTCTTTCTTTGTGCTTCACTAGTTCGTTAATGTCGGTCTTATAGGTCATGTTCGGCGTGATACCCTGACCGTATTTTGTCTGATCTACAGCTGGACACTCACCCTTCTCAGCTGCCAAGTCTGCGGACGCTTTAATCAAATAGTAGGACCATGCTTCAGCATACTCATCCACTAATTCTAGATCTGGGTTAGTATAGTTTGTATCGTGCTTAGCTAACCAGTAGGCGAAGTTAATGATACCAACACCAAGCGGCCTACGGTTCATTGTAGATCGTTCTGCTGCCTTTACTGGATAGTCCTGATAATCAAGTAATGCATCTAGAGCTCTAACTGCGATCTTTGCTGGCTTCTCAAAGTCTTGTGGATTCTTAATGTTACCCCAATTGATTGCAGCAAGGGTACACAAGCTGATCTCTCCGTCCTCATCATCATCACTACGTAATGGCTTCGTAGGAAGGTTAATCTCACAGCACAAGTTAGATTGTCGAATAGGGGCCAACTCTGGTATAAACGCACCGTGAGAGTTAGCGTGATCCACATTCATTAAATATATACGGCCGGTATCCTTTCTCTCTTGTAGAAACGACGAGAATAGGTCAATGGCTGGGATTGTCTTCTTAGCTATCTTGGTGGAGCGTTCCGCTCGCTCATATATCTCTCTGAACCTATCGTTGTCCACAAAGAAAGCATCGTACAGGTCGGGCACTTCGTTAGGAGAGAATAATGTAATGTCCCCACCCTGTACCAATCGCTCGTACATTAGTTTGTTAAATTGCACACCGTAGTCTAAGTGTCTTACTCTGTTATCCTCTGTACCTTTATTGTTCTTCAGTACTAGCAGGTCTTCTATCTCGAGGTGCCAGATAGGATAGTATAGAGTCGCCGCTCCGCCTCTGACACCGCCTTGACTACAAGACTTAACACTAGCTTGCAGCAACTTGTAAAAAGGGATAACGCCAGTATGAGTAGCATCACCGCCACGAATAGGCTGACCAAGGGCACGAATAGAGCCAGCTCCAATACCAATTCCAGCCTTTTTTGAAACATAATTAACAATCGCCGATGAGGTTGCATTAATGGATCCTAAGTTGTCTGCCGTCTCTATGAGCACGCAGCTTGAGAACTGTTTGATAGGCGTTCTGACGCCTGACATTACAGGTGTAGGCAAAGAGAGATCGAAGTTGGAGAATGCGTTGTATGCGTCTTTGATCCACTGCATACGGTCTTCTTTATAGTCGTGGAACAGAGTGGCTGCTATAAGCATATATGCTATTTGAGGGGTTTCGAAGATTTGCTTGGTCGCTCTATTCTGTACCAGATACTTGCCACGGAACTGCTCCATAGCTGCATAAGTTAGATACTGATCACGTGAGTGGTCAATGAACGTATCCATATAGTCAAAGTCTTCATCCGTATACCACTTGAGTAACTCGCTAGTATAGAATCCTT